ATAATAAATAGTTTTAAAAAGCATTTTGAAATAATAAATAGTTTTAAAAAGCATTTTGAAATAATAAATAGTTTTAAAGAATATGCTAATAAAAGAAATAATTCAACCAAAAAACAATATTTAGAAATTAATAAAATACAAAATGAAAATGAAAACTTGAAATATAATAATGATTTTTACCAAGCAGCTTAAATACAAGGAGTTACGATGAGTAAGATAAAACAAGGAGCGTTTCAAATTTTATCGATAGAAATAAAAAAATTTAACTTTGAACAAAATCAGGAAATTCAAGAAAGTGATATTAATGGGATTAAATTTAATAATACCATAGGTGCTATTGCGCAAAGAAGAAATGTTCAAAAAAAAGATAGCTTTTTAATTCAATTAAATTTAGATATACAAGCAAATAATAACAATGATAAAACTATATATAATATATCAACTTCTGTAATATCATTGATTGAATTTGAAAATAAAAATGAAGAAAATAAATTGTTTTTAAATAATGCTGTAGCAATAATGTTTTCATATTTAAGACCAATGATAGCACAAATAACAATGCTATCAGGTTTTCCACCTTATCATATACCGCCGTTAAATTTTGAAGAATTTAAAATACAAATAGATGATAATGGATTATGAAAAAAATCATACTTTTACCATTGTTATCCACTCTAGCCTTTGCTGATTATACACAATACAAACCAAGTGAAGATTTTGCTAAGTATTTTACTAAGCAAAACTGCTCACAAGTTTTAGATAAGTTTTATTATCTAAATTGCTATGATTATAATCTAAAAGGCACTAAAGCTGTAGCTTATAAATTAGAAGCAGATAATCTAAAAGGCGAACAAATCAAAAAACGCCCACGCTTTGAAGATGATACAAATATACCTAAAAAATATCGCACTACATGGAGTGATTATAAAAACAGCGGTTATGATAGAGGACACACTCTTTCTAATGCTTCCATGAGAAAAACAACTCAAGCTCAAAGAAGCACTTTTTTAATGAGTAATATTACTCCACAAAATCCACAAATCAATCAAAGGGTTTGGAACAAGATTGAAAAAAGAGAAAGACAAGTAACTTTAAAGCTTGGAAGTTTAGAAGTTTTAAATTCGGTTAATTATGACAATAATCCACAAAGAATAAGAGATCAAATTGCTATTCCAAGCTCTTACACTAAGATTTTAAAAGGCGAGAATTTTAAAGAATGTTACCAAGTGCCAAACCATGAAGTGAATGATAAGAATATAAGAAAATATAAGGTTAATTGTGGTAAAATTCATATTTAAGGTCAAATCCCAAAAAGCAAAAATTATAATTAATATCAAAAACATTTTCTTTATTTTTATAAGATACAATTGTAAATATTTTAATAAGGTAATATTTAATGCAAAAAATAATAATTAAAAATTTAGGACCTATACAAGAAGCAAAAATAATCTTAAAACCTTTTATAGTAATTATAGGAAAAAGCGGAAGTGGAAAGAGTGTCCTTTTAAGGACAGTTAGCCTGCTTAAATGGATATATAAATATGAATGGATGCAATCGTTTCATGATCCAAAATTACTTAACTCTATAAGTCAAGAAAAATTTAATGAATATCTAAAAGAATCCATGCTAGTAGATACTTACATAGACAAAAGAACTGAAATTACATTTATAGATGATAAAACTCCAGTAATAGAAATAAAAAATAAAGAAATAATTATACATCAAATAAAAAACAAAAATCCAATTGGAAAAATAGTATTTATAAATGATACTAGAAATTTTTTACCAGAATTATTTACACTTCCCCAACAAAGAAAAATCAAATTATCATACCATACAGATGATATGATAGCAAATTTTATTGAAAGTATTAATAATTTAAAGAACTTCAAGCTAAATACTATGGAAAATATAACACTTATGTCTGAAACAGAAGCAGATTTTAATAAGTATTATTTAAAATATAATGACATTAAAATACCATTTGAGCAATCAAGTTCTGGGGAAAAGAGTGCTAGTATATTAGAAATAATATGTAGTTATTTTGCCCATGATTACGATATCAAACAAAAAAGCATTAAAAAAATTATTCTTGAAGACATAGCAAATAAACTCATTATGAATAAAAAAAATTTTAAAGAGCAATATCATAGCATCGAAAAAGAAGTATTGAAAAAAATTGATTCTCTTAATTTTCTTTTTTCTCAAAAAAATAAACCGACTTTGGATATTTTTATAGAAGAACCGGAATCAAATTTATTTCCAATTAATCAAATGAATATGGCTTATTATCTCACAAGTCTTAGGAATGCAAAAAATAATCCAAATATTATGTTTTCAACTCATAGCCCATACATATTAACATCATTGAATAATATCTTATGTGCTTCAATGGTTGAGCAAAAACTACAAGATAATAAAAAAGATGATATTTATAAAATAATTGATAAAAAAAATATTATAGATTATAAAGACTTGGTAGCCTATAAATTAGAAAATGGAAAAGCTAAATCAATTATAGACAAAGAAACAAAATTAATTGATGCTGAATATATAGACACCATATCAGATGAAATAATGGATGATTTTTACAAAATAGCGGAGTTGGATAATGATAAATAATTTTATAGAGCCAAATCAACAAGTATATAATAAAAAATTAACATGCAAAGATAAAGTAAAATTAGCACTTGAATGCAACGGAAGAGATTTTTATAAAATTTTAATTGATACAAAAGATATTAATAAATTAGAAAATAAACAATCAAGATGTGATTATGTTGTTACTACAACTGATTTAAAAGATATAATTATATACGCAGAATTAAAAGGTGGAGATTTAAAAACAGCTTATGAGCAAATACTAGCTATGTGTGAATTACTTAATGAAGATTTTGAAAAACGATATATAGCCATAGTACATACTGGAAGTCCACGAGCAACTACTATAGAACAAAATTATAAAACAAAATTACAAAATAAAAAATTTAAACTACCTCCACTAACTTCAAGTGAAATTCTAACGCTTAAATATAATCCAGATACTCAAACAATTAGCAAATAAAACCACATAAATTTACCCTCAATACCCCATCAACCTTTTATATCCATCGTAAGCAAGTTGATAACCATTAAAATTATAATTTTCCAAACTTTTTCTCATATTCTGATAATTTTTCTTTTAAATTTTCATTTTCTTTATACATTGCATCTATTATATCTTCTCTTTTGTCTTCAGCTATTTTATAACTTTCATCTACACTATATTCATCATCTGATATTGCTTCAATTAGTTGTTTTAGAGCATCATTATCTTCACTTCTATCTTTTTCTTCACGCTCTTGAAGTAACAAGCTACAACACTCTTCAAGCAAAATAATATCTTTTTCTGTTTTTTCTCTTGTTTCATCAAAATCTTTACGAATTTTATATATATTCTCTATAAAGTGAATTTTAAAACTTTCATTTAGTTCGTTTAAATTAGCTTTGATTAAAGATATTTCTTTGTTTATATCTTCTATTTTTTTCTTTTTCTCTTTTTTATTTTCTAGAATAAACATAATAATATAGTACATAATTACAATGCTAATAATAAATATAAAAAAATGCATATGTCTTTCCCATAATATATTTCATTCTTAAAAATTATACCACAAAAATATTTTTAAAAAAGTTTCTAATTAATATACTAAATTAAATTTTAATTAAGTTTCTTTATTATATACTTTTATCAACAAAACAAAAAGGATGAAAAAATGCTAGAGGTTAAATTAGATTTAAGACCTGATATTAAAAAAATGCTAGAAATAGCCTTTGAAAGAAATTATTCAAAAAGTTACGCTTCTTTGGAAGAGTTTTTAGCTAATGTTCTTCATAATGCAGTTAAAAACTTAATCACCAAAGAAGCATTTGAAAACAAAGGATTTGTTATTTCTCTAAAAGATTAGGAGTTTCGTTTAAAACTTGAAAATCTTTGTCATTTAGTCTTTTTTCAAGGGTTGCGACTTTACTTTCTAGCTCGCTAACTCTTAAAAGAAGATTATTAAGTTGAGCTTTTAAGCTTTGTATTTCGTCCATTACATCACCTTCCTAGAGTGAAAGTAATTATAACTAAAAAAAGGATAAAAAATGAGTTTTACAGATTTGTATTTCGATAGAGAAGAAAAAAGAATTTCTAACTACGCAAGAGAATTAGTTAAAGATGAATTAGAGAGCAGAGAAAACTTTGCGGACATTTTTAACTCTTTGCAAGAATTTAAAAATATTTTAGAAGCAAGCTTGGAAGATGATGAAGATATTGCAGCTTCTTTGCAAGCCTATGGAGATGAGTTTATTAACGATACCTATGATTTATTGGAAAAAGTAAGGAAATTTGAGAAGAAATACGAAAAGCTTTATTAAAAGTTTAACAAGTTCTTTAAAAAAAGAGCTTTCTTAAGCTTTTGACCGCTTGGAAATTAAGCTTAATTGCTAATGTTCTTTTTTTTGCTTTACTCTTACCCACGCAGTGGGACGGGGGCTTTAGCAAAGCGGTTTTAAACGAATTTATTTCGGATAAAACAATAGCAATAGCATAGCGGAAGGGTTAGCGAGTTATCCATAAACTTGGCTCGTTATTATTGTTTATAGTGCTATTTTTAAGGTTTTCTTGCACTTTAAAAACGACAGAAAACTAAGGGTTTAAGAAAAAGAAAGTATAATTATAAAGTTTAAGTGGCTAACTTGTCTCAGTGTTGAGAAAGGAGGCTCTAAAATGTGGGATAAAATTTTAACAATTTTAATCTTAATCTTAGAGCTAATTAGAGAGCTTATAAAACTCTAATATTTTTTAACACAGATAAATTTTAACTAAATCCGCTTAGCATAAACTTAAACGATTATACAATGCCGAGACTTGCGGATTTACTCGGCTTTATCAAAAATAAAAATAAATTTGATAAAATAACATTGTTTAAGTAGCTAATTTCTCTTGGTGGGGAAGGAGCTGTTTTTGATGATAGAGAAGTTTTTAAAAATTGCTTTTTTATTGTTAGAAATAGTAAAAAAGTTGATTGAAATAATCAATCAACTAAACTAAAAAACCACTAAAATTATAGAATAGCCTTGCTTAGCCTATACTTAAACAATACTCACGCCAAGAGAGCAAGGCTCTTGGCTTTTCTTAAGCTCCTTTAATGCTTAAATGGGGCAACTTTAAAACTACTTATTTTACATTCATGAGAATTTGTCTTTTTTGTTTTTTAGTTTTTATTTTCCTTTTTAATAAAGAACTCAGTTGCTCCTTTTAAGCATTAATTTAAAAGGAGAAAAAATGAAAGCTTATCACACAAAAGAACAAGTCATCATTAAACTTAGCAAAGATGAATATAGAAAAGAAATGAAGCTAAATAAGTCTTTAAAAGATGAAAATAAATCTTTAAAAACTGAAATTTCTAATCTTGAAAATGAAAAAATAGAACTTTTAAAAGAGTTAAAAGACCAAATAGAAGCAAATATGAAAAATATAAAAGAAATTAGCTCTTTGCAAAATAAAATTTATGAGCTTCTTTATGCAAAAGAAAGGTCAAAACTATGTTCTTGATATTTAAAAAGAATGAAAAAATCAGAAACTTAGAAAAAGAAGTTCAAAGGCTAAAAGGTGTAATAGCATTAAAAGATACTGCTATAAATGAAATGTCATTAAAGTTTGAAGAAGAAATTAAAATCAATGTAGAACTTAGTAATTTTCGTATAAAAATACTTGATGCTTTAGGGCTTATAGGCGTTTTTAAAAATGATGATAAAGCTATTAAAGAAGTAAAAAGATTAAAGGAGAAAGAATGTCAGTAACTACAATATCACAAGAAAAACAAGTCTTAAATATTTTATTAAACAAAGGAAAAATAGATAATTTTTATTGCATAGATACAAGAATTACTACAAGACTTGGAGCTTATATTTATAATCTTAGAAATAAAGGTTATGCAATAGAAACAGTTAGAAACAAAGAAACGAGAAATACTTTTTATATTTTAAAAAGCACTCCAAAAATAAAAAAGGCAGGATAAAATGAATTGTAAAATAATTGATTTAGAGCAGGGTAGTGTGGAATGGTTAAATTTTAGAAAAGGAAAAATAGGTGCATCGATGGTAGCATCTTGTGTAGGTGTTAAAGGTGCTTTTAACTCTAAAGAAGAGGCAAGAGATATCATCTTAGGACTTAAAGAAGTCTATCAAAATGAAGCCATGAGAAGAGGCAATGAATATGAGCCTTTGATTAGAGCTAGGGTTGAATTTTTACATTCTGTGAGTATCACTCCTGTAGTTTTGCAAAGTCTAGAAAATGAAATGTTTATAGCAAGTTTAGATGGAATAGATGAAAATGGAATTATTTATGAGTTTAAATACTCGCAAGATGAGTATGATTTTATCAAAAGAAATAAAAAGCCAAGTGATAAATACTACGCTCAAGTGCAATTTCAACTCTATATCAGTGGTAAAGAAAAATGCATTTTTGTAGCCATGAATAAAGAAGAAGAGATTGTAGAGTGCGAAGTTTCAAAAGATGAAGCTTATCAAGAATGGTTGGTTAAAAATATAAAAGAGTTTATATTAGATTATATCATAGATCAAAAAAGTGAATATAAAGAGCTTGAAGATACTAAAGCAAAAAATCTAACGATTGAAATTATAAGGCTTGAAAACACGATTAAACCTATTAAAGAAAAGCTAGAAAGTCTTAAAAAAGAACTCATAGCCTTAGCAAATGGAGAAAAAGCAAGATGTTTGGATATTACAATTTATCCGCAAAGTAGAACTACAATTGATTATAAGGGCTTTTTAGAGCAAAAAAATATTACTGTACCTAAAGAGTTTTATAAAGAAAGTATTTCAATGTGTTTAAAAATCAAAAAAGGAGCATAAAATGAGTAATGAAGTTGTATTAAAAGAAGAAAATAAATTAGAAATAAATTTTAATCCTTATGAGTTAGCCTTGGTAAAAGGTGATTTATCAAAACTTAGTGATGTAGAACGAGCGAGTTATGTTAAAAATCTTTGTGAAAGTTTGGGTTTAAATATGCTTACTAAACCTTTTGAATACATAGTATTAAATGGCAAACTTACTTTATATGCAAATAAATCAGCAACAGATCAGCTAAGACAAATAAGAAAAGTAAGTATTACAAAAACAGAAGTGGCACAAGTTGGCGATATTTATATGGTTACAGCCTACGCAGCAACACCAGATGGAAGAACTGATTGCGATACAGGTGCTTTAAATATTAAAAATTTAGGTGGCGATAATTTAGCAAACGCAATAATGAAAGCTATCACAAAAGCAAAAAGGCGTGTAACCTTAAGTATTTGCGGACTTGGAATGCTTGATGAGAGTGAATTAGAAACAATAAAGGAAAAGCGATTTTTAAATCCAAATGAAGATTTAAAAGTTTGGGGTAGTGATGAAAAAGCTATAGAAAATAAAGCAAAAGAGATAAAAGCTTTAGGTGCTGAACTTAGAAAATTTATGAGTGATAATGGTTTAAACACCCAAGAGCAAAACAATTTTATAAAAAAACATTCTTTATTTACAAGTGAAAAAATACGAGAAGTTCTAAGTAATAAAGATGAATTTTTAACACAATTAAAAGGAGAATTATAATGTTACCAGCATTTAAGGCAAGTTTTGAAGTGGCAAATTATTCGCCAAGCGTAGAGTATTTAAGTGAAGGTGGGCTTTATAGCGGAGTTTTCCGCAAAGCCTTTTTATATGATAAATTGGCAAGCGATGGAAGCAATAATACTTTTATTTGTTTTGAATTTTTAACCAGAAAAGAGCAAAAACTAGCTATTTTTAATCTTTTTGTAGCTAAAAATAACGATTTTAGCTATATCAATAAAAATGGAGAAAAAGAAAATTATTTAGGATTTAGACAATTAAATGCCATTATGAAATTCTTTGGAATTGATGAACTTGATTTTAGCGAAAAGGAAAATGAGAATGTTTTTGGGGTGCAGACTGAAGTTATTTATCTAAATTCTTTAGTTAATAAACTTTTAGTTTTAGGTTTTGGAACAGAAGAATATTTAAGTAAAAATGGAGAACTTGCTAACAAAATCTTTCTTGATAGAATTTTTAATGAAAAAATGCAAAGCATGGATGAGTTTCAAAATAATAAAGAGCCTTTATCTATAAAATCTTTTAAAGCAAGGCATAAATCTTTAAATAACGACAATAATAAATCATTTATTCCAAAAGAAAATCAAAGCTATAATCCTTATGGAAATGAAGTAAAAAACAATAACAATGAAAAATATATCGAAATAGGAGATGATGATGAAAGTTTGCCGTTCTAATTATCTTGAAATTGTAAAAATCGTTCCATTTAGCGAGAGGAGAAGTTGCTTTTGTCATTTTTTAAGAAGCAATGGGATTGCAATTGAAAAAATAAATTATAAAAATCACATAAGTAAAAAAGAACTCAGAAAGGCTTACAAAATTTACAAAAGTAAGCCAAGTGGAAGAAATTTCTTTCATGAAAAAAAGCTTATTGTGAAAGCTTTTGAAGATGTTGAAAAATTTTTAAGGAGTGAAAATGAAACTAAATTTATATAACGACCATTTTCAAAATTTTAAAAGATATAATATACCAAAAGCACAGCTTGTAATAGCTGATATTCCTTATAATCTAAGAAACAATGCTTATGCTTCATCTCCTGAATGGTATATAAATGGGGATAATAAAAATGGAAAAAGTAAAAAAGCAAACAAGGCATTTTTTGATACAGATAATGATTTTAAAGTTAGCGAATTTATGCACTTTTGCTCAAAAATGCTTATAAAAGAACCTAAAGAATGCGGTAAAAGTCCTTGTATGATTGTTTTTTGCTCTTTTGAACAACAAGCAATGTTAATTGAAGTAGCTAAAAAATATGGCTTTAATCATTATATAAATTTAGTTTTTAGAAAACAAAGCTCATCTCAAGTTTTAAAAGCAAATATGAAAATAGTTGGAAATTGTGAATATGCTTTAATCTTATATCGTGAAAAACTTCCAAAATTTAACAATAATGGAAAGATGATTTATAACTGCATGGATTGGCAAAAAGATGAAGGTATTCCTAAAGTACATCCCACACAAAAGCCTGTTAAATTGCTAGAAAGATTAATCACTATTTTTACAGATGCAGGCGATGTTGTTATAGATCCATGTGCTGGAAGTGGTAGCACTCTTTTAGCAGCTACAAATTTAAACCGCAAAGCCTATGGCTTTGAGATTAAAAAAGACTTTTTTAAAAGTGCTAATGAAATTATGTTTAAACATATAGAAAGAAGTCTATTTGCTTAAGTAAAATTTTGATAAAATAAAGGAGAATTAATGGAAAACTTCAAAGCTTTTAAGCTTATTTCAAAACGTATTATAAAAACACTTTTAAATGATTTTCCAAATCAAAGCATACTTTTTTCAGATGACTTTAACAAAGATTGTAAAGAATATAAAATAGACTTTAGCTCTTGTATTCATTTTCTAAAAGAATGCAAAGTTTTAAAATACGACAAAGAAAACAATGGTGATTTTTCAGGAGTTTTAATCAGTCCTAAAGCTTATTTATACTTTTCTAAAAATGATTTAAATGATATTGATGATTTAATCGAATTTTGTATGAGATAAAGGATTAAAATGCAAGAAGAAACAATTACTTACGCAAGAGGTCGTTTAACTGAGCTTAAAGATAAAAAAGATGAGCTTCAAAGACTTATCAAAGATAGTAAAAATCTAGTAATTAAAAATATACAAAATGATGATTTAAAAGGTGCTAGACTTTATATTGATAAACTAGAGCTTTATTTTGATGAACTTTTAAAGACAAATACGGATTTAAATTTGCTTTGCAATAAATGGGGATTTAAATGAGTGAAAATATTGAGCTTTTTGAAAGCTATACGGCAAAAACTTTGGGAGAACTTTATAGTACCTTTCCTATTCCAAGCGATTTTAACTTTTTTGATTTTATCCCAAAACTAGAATATGAAGAGTTTTTAACACATCAATTAAACGCTTATCATACGATAAATTACCTAAAAAATAATCATTTTTTGGATTTTGAGGGTATGGATTTAGAAAGCGGAAAAGTTAAAAAAGCTATTTTAAAACCGAAAGCCTTAGAGCTTTTAAAACAAGATGGCTTAGGAGTGCAACTTAGAAAAGCTTTAAGTACAGGAAGAGATGAGCTTATAAGAAGTATTGTAAATAGGGCTTTAGAAATGAGCCTTAAATTTATGTTTTAAATAAAGGAGAAAAATGACAGCACAGGAAATTAAGGAATTTTGTAAAAATATATTGTTAAATTTTATTTAGTGTGCTAAACTTTTAAAAAGGAAAAAAATGCTAGAACTTATTTTTAACACAGGCAGAAATATCGGTTTAGGTATTTTTGTAAATGGAGCTTTTGCTTTGCAATTTAGCGATGTTCCACAAAGTCAAGCGACTTATGCTATAGCTGAAGGCATTTTAATTATGTTTCTTTCAGGGCTTGGCGAAATTAAATCTAAAAGGAGTTAAAATGGAAATCATTTTAGGAATTGGTGCGGTAACTTTAGTTATAGTTTCAATAGCTTTAGTTTATACATTTTATAAAGAAAAACACAAAACACAACACTAAATAAAACTACAATCCTACTTTTTTATAATTAGCAAAAGGTAGGATTATGCAAAAAAATATCACTTCAAATTTAATTTTTACAAACGAACAAGTTGCCTCTAACTATGGCTTAACAACAGGCTTAACGATAGCAAAACATCTTAGGATGCATAATGATGAGTTTATAGAAAACACACATTATTTTTTAGTAGAAAATTATTTTAAAAATAAGACAATCAAATGGACTTTAGAAGGCGTTTATAAATTACTTTGGATAAAATTATAAAAACAAAAGAAAGGAATAAAATGACAAATATTAAGGATATTAAAAAAATTAAAATCACTTGCAAAGAATGTAAAAGCGAATTTTCTATGTTTATAGGGCATTCTTTGTATGTTTGCCCTATTTGTGGGAATAATTTTGGTATAAACCAACTAAATGACCCATTTTTTAGAATTAAACAAGCCTTTGAATGTTTTACCAATCCTAAAAATTGCGATATAGAATTAGTTTGCGAGATAAAGGAGTAGCATGGCAGAAGAGAAAGAAAACATTGTTAAAGAAGTTTGTAAAGAGTTAAATATCACGCAAAAGGAGTTAAGCGAGATTTTGGGGGTGCCACAAACGACTATATCAGGTTGGGCTACTACAAAAATTCCAAAAATGGCAGAACTTGCTTTAAATCTTTTGATTGAAAATAAGACTTTAAAGGAAAAATTAGAGATTTTTAAAAAAGCCCATAAAATAGCAAGTGAGTTATAAGGTATAGACATTTTGTCCATACCTTTAAATACTAATTTTAGAATTTATTTTAAATTATTTTACTAAAATTAGTTTTATTTACTTGACTATTTTCTAAAAATAGTATATAATTCTTGCATAATTACTAAAATTAGTAATTTATGTTCTTTGAATTAGGGTTGTTTAAGATTTTTGTGTTAGAATTTGGCTATGTTAGAATTAATTAAAAACATAGGGCTTGGCTTATTTGTTAATGGGAGTTTCGCATTAATGAATTTTGACTTTAAACCGCAAAGCTTTATCATAACTGCTTTTAGCGTCGGGATTATGGCTATATGTATTCTTATGCAAAGGAGGCAAAAGGATGAATGAGATAGGTTTAAACATTATCGCAGGGGTAAGCGTTATACTCTTTGCTTATACTTGCTATCTATTTTATAAGCAAAATAAGTCTCTAAAAGACAAAACGAAAGAAAGTAAGCACTAAAATCAAAACAACCCTTTCAAAGCATAAAATGAAAGGGTTAATATGCTATCACAAATACAAAATAATACCTCAATACAAGTTGCTTCATTTTATGAAGTTACCAAAAATTCAATCGCAAAACATTTTTTAAGAAACGCCGATGAACTCATAGAAAATATACACTATTTCTATGATTACGAGCAAACCAAAGGCGGAAGGCAAAGAGTAATCAAATGGACTTTAGAAGGTGTTTATATGCTAGGCTTTTTTATAAAAAGTCCTAAGGCTAAAGAATACCGCAAAAAAGTAGCTAAGCTTTTAAGAGAGCAAACACAAGCTAGATTTAAAACCCTAAGCGATGAAAATCTAAGACTAAATTCTTTAAATCATCATCAAAAAATCGGTTACAAATCACAATTAGCACAGCAAAAGGAAAAATATGAAAACAAAATTAAAGCCTTACAATACGACTTAGAACACAAAAACGAGTTAAGCCTTAAAAGAAAACTCAGCAAGGAAGAATTACTAGAGCTTAGAAAAATACTTGCTCGTGATTATGGAATGATTTGCATAAAAGAATGGGAATTTGAATTTTTAGCTGAAAAAATAGGTAAAGATACTGTTTTTGAAGCTGTTTTAAATAAGCTTGAAAAAGAGCTTGATTATTGGCAAAATTATGAAGAATACGAAGAAAAATGGAGAAAAATATTAAGGAGATGAAAATGAAATTAAAAGATTTTGATTTTAGGATTTGGAATGGTAAAAAATATTTAAAACAGAAAATATACAATGATAATATAAACAATAATGAGTATATTGCAGTTACAGGGAATATTGATGATGAGAACTATGTTTTTACTATAGAACACGGTTGTGAAAGAGATTATTACGGTGGAGACTACGATGAATATTGTAAAGTTAAAGACTTTACAACATGTAATTATGAAATAGAACTATTTACAGGATTTTACGATAAAAAAGGAAATAAGATTTATGAGAATGATATTATCAAAAATGAATCGCTTGAAGAAATTTATTATATTAGAAGAGATAATACTTATAAAATGTTTGAAATAATCATCTATGATAAAGACTGCAATGAAAACCTTTATAGGAAAAAAAATCCTGCTGATATCAATTTGTTAAAAATGCTTGTTTCAGATAAAAATATGAGCGTCATTGGCAATATCCATGAAAACAAGGAGTTATTAAATGTTAGATTATAATTCTTGGCAAGAAGCACAAGTTGAGCTTTTAGAAAAAAAGAATTAAGGAGTTAAAATGGGAATTTTAAAAAGACTTGATGAAACTATCATTATTGAAGATGATAGAAAAAGTGAAAAAGAATTAGTTGAGTATTGCATTTTAGAAGGTATTTCCCTGAATAATGCAAATTTGGAAAATGTAAATCTAAGTGGCTTAGATTTTGATAATGTGTTTATAAACGGCACTAGCTTTAAAAACGCTAATTTAAATGATATTTCAAGTAAGAATGCATCTTTTATAGATTGCGATTTTAGTGGAGCAAGTTTCCATTTTTGTAATTTTCTAAGAACAGAATTTGAAAATTGTATATTTGAAAATGTAGATCTTAGGGACTGTATAGGAGATATGAAAAATATCTTTAGTATTGTCGTTGATACCTATGTTATGACTTTTACAAAAACCATGATGAATTTAGGGTGCGACACTAAAACAATAAAAGAATGGCGCAACACAAGTGTCGATAATATAGAAGATGAGGAGCAAAAATGGCTTTGGAATTATTACAAGGATACTATTTTTGAAATTATAGACAAAAGATTAGGAGTTGAAAATGATTAGATTAGATATCGGAGATTACTACACAAGAAAAGAAGTTGCAAATCTTTTAAAAGTAAAAGAGCCTATAGTTCACAAATACGCCAAACAAGGCAAATTTAGAGAGTTTAAACAACATAGAAATTGTTCGGGATTGTATCCTAAACAAGATATTGAAAATTTTATAAAAAAATATTTCGGACTTGTTGATTTAGATCAGCAATCTCATCAAGATAATCTCCCCACCACTGCATAAGGATAGCTTTTTCCTTCAAATTTAAAGCATGATTATATGCAGATTTAATCTTATTTTTTTCTACATGCGCTAAACACAATTCTATAATATCGCTACTCATTTGGTGTTTATTTCTATTTTCATGGGCTAGGGTGCTAAACATAGCACGAAAGCCATGCGGTGTAAAATCATCATTAGAGTAGCCCATTCTTCTAAACATGGATCTAATTATGTTATCGCTTATAATTTCACTTTTACTTCTTAAACTATAAAATAAATAGCCCGTATTAATGCTCATCTCTTTGTATTTTTTAAGCATATATACACATTGAGAATTTAAAGGTATAGTATGCGCTCTTTTCATCTTCATATCTTCTTGCGGTATATACCAAATACCATTTTCCAAATCAATATCTTCCCATTTTGCACTTCTTATACTAAAGCTTCTTTGTGCAGTTAATAAAGAAAACATTGCTGCAATTTTTACACTAATATATCCCTTGTAATCAATTATATTATCTATTAATGCTTTAATTTCTTTAGTTTCCAACAAGGTGGCATGATTTTTACTCGCTTTATTTATAAGCAATTCTTTTCTATTTAGATTTGCCATGGGGTTACTTTTAATATATTCTTTTATAACACCATGTCTAAAAATTTCATTTAAAAGAGTAAAGAACTTATCGGCACCTTCTCTTATATTTTCTTTTCTAAATTTTTCAAAACTTTTTAAAATATCCTTGATTTGCAATTTATCTAATATAATTTCTCCATAAATTCCAAAAGCAAATCTTTGTAAATAACTCATATAGCTTTTGTAGGTTTTTTCGCTTAATTCAAGTTTTTTAAGATCCATTTTTTCCAACGCTAATTCTTTAAATGTTATTTCATACTTTTCTCTTATACTGTCATTTTCAGCTAAATTTACTTTTAGATTATCTCTTTGTTTTCTAGCGTTAGCAAGATTGAGGGTAGGGTATTCCCCTAGAGTTATTCTTTTGTATCTTAAAGTTTTAGGACATTTATAATTAAATATAAAAGTTTTCTTACCGCTCGGATAAATACAAAGAAGTAGGTTGTCAAAATCAGCAATATAGTATTTTTTGTCTTTAGCTTTTAAGGCTTTTATTTTGGTATCGTTTAGCAC